TTATGTTCGTTGCTCCATTTCTGCTTTATAGAGCTCTGAACCTACAGCTATCTCCCACAAGTACCCATCAGGATCAGAGAAGTAACCTGAAAAACCACCCCAAAACACAGGCTGCCCTTGCTTTACGATTTTCCCACCATTTGCCTCTGCCTTGTTCAGAAGACTAAGCACTTCACGAGAAGAGTCGACATTTCTAGCCAGTGTAATACCGGCAAAACCTGAACCATCTGGTTCAACACCAACATCTTTAGCTAATTCGGGTTTAGGGAATAAAGCTAACTCCGGTCCATCAACATCCATGAATACAATTTCATCAGATTTATAATCTGTACGCTCTAACCCAAGCACCGCTTCATAAAACTTTGCTGAGGACTCGATATTTGATACGCCCAGCGTGATGATTGATAGTTTTTTCATATTTTGCTCCGAGCACATAACAGCTTTATTAGACAGAAAAATTCGGCATTTAAATACAGAATTTATCTATCTAGTAATCTTATGTAAGACAGGGTATACATTTAACCTTTGTATGTTCAACAAGTTATCTTCAGATGATGATTCATCACTTCACAAAATACAGAATTTTTCTGCATAGTCCGACAGTTGTGGCTCATCTAGGTAAGCACGCCCTCGAGAAAAACAAAAAGACATCCTCAAACCCTGAGAACTGTATAAATCCTCACCACAATTTAGTAACATGGGCTTATCATTTCGATAGGTTCATGGTGTCATATGAGAGTAATTTGCCAGGAGTGTGGCGAGAAAGCCCGCATACAAAAATCCAACCGAATTTCAGCGAGTTATAGTGATTTGTACTGCAGTTGTAGTGACCCCGAATGCGGCCACACCTTTGTAATGAATCTAAGCTTTAGCCGCACTCTTAGTCCGTCTGCTAAGACGACTTCTCAGATAGCTTTTAACCTAGTCAAAGCCCTACCGCCCGAGCAGCGGCAAGAGCTTCAAAATCAGCTTTCAATGCTATAGCGAAAACTTCGGTGTCTCTGCCTCTGCGGCCATCCTAATTATCGATTGGATGGCCTTTATTTTATCTGCGTCTAACTCGCCTTTATTGTCGGCGATCAAAAGCCCCATTAAGTACACACCAACTTGCGCACTATCAGCACGGGCTTCACTCATGGAAATACCGTCAATAATGACGTCAAGCGAGCGCTGAAACAGCATTTTCTTATAAGGCATATCTACTCTCCTAGCAATGACACTCAGAATATTACTGTATATGCATACAGTGGTAAACAGGTGTTTTTAGTGATTGATTCACGTATTTGATAATTTTGTTTGGTTAGAGCCTTCATAAAGCCACCTTTTTAGTAGCTTCCTCATCAATTTTCCTGTCCCAATACAACATGACGAATCTAGCGTTCACACTAAAGGCCAGTCATCAGACTCAATGATTTCTAGGTACTCACTCCACGATTTATTTGGACGTTTACTTACAGTGATGTCAGATAGATTTGGCTGTTGGTATTCGTGGTCTTCATCTTCACCGGTTAGAAGTTCAGGCTGTTTAGCCTCGAAATCATCTAACCAGCTTAAATCTGGCTTGGGTTGGTACTCTTCAACGAGCTGGGCAGGGCGAACCGTGCCGCATGGTAGGTGCTCCGCAGGGCGGATTCTTATACTCGTTTCATCATCTATTCGAATTGAACTGCCTTCTTGCAGCGCGATTAATGCTGAATCATCAATATTTGGCGGTAAACCACCACCTACTGAGTAAGGTTCTAATAATCGCTTAAGCTGATCGCTGACCTGTACTTTCTGCGGTTGCGTACAGTTATTGACAGAACTCCGAGAGGAATCAGAGATTCCAGAAAGAGCAAGATCAAAAGCCTCCGCTTCAGCGTCATCGTTCTTTTCAGTTTTTGTTACTATCTGCCAGGTCTTAAGGCGAGTCTTAACCAACTCACCTGCAGCAAAAAAACCTTCTATCTTGCGGACGTCTTCGCCATGCGGAGAAGCAAACGGAAGCACTTCATAAGAGTTCGTGATCAGCAAATCCTCACGCTTAACGAACGGGCCACCCTGCCCCATGATGTAGCCTTGCCAGTTGCCATGGTCGGCCGCTTTCATTGTTCCTGCGACATTCACTTGGTCAGTATCAGCCCTCGCCTCATAGTTCTCAGCAATCACAGCCACTAGCTCTGCATTCGTCATGACATGAACTGGTTTAAACGGACCAACTAAACGGTACATAGACATGAGGTAAATAGAAGCCAACTCTTCACGTTCTTGCTTGAAAACGTATTCCATAAAGGCTTTCTTGTTTTGGCTAGCTAGGCGGCGCAGTTCACGGTAAGTGGTAACCGGCGCCCCACCAAAGAATTGAAATTGACGAATACCCCAACGGCTCTTCCATGCGTTGACGTTTTTGGCCATAGCTTGCACAGATTGCCCGGTCTCTTTCGAAACCTCTTCACCCATGGCATAGCCATCAATATTTTTAGAAATGTACTTAGCGATGTAGCCTGTTGCTGTCCCTTTTTCTGGGTCGATGTACCCAAAGTCACAACGAGGCTGATAATTGAATGGGCCTTGAATAGACTGCTTCTTGGCTGCTCGCTTTTCGTTGCGATCGAAGAACGGGTAAAGTTCTTCTTTGTCTTCATCAACCGCATAGCGAATAAACACGTCACGCACCTTGGCCACATGCTCAGGCTTAACCCAAATCAGCAAATGCCAGTGCGGAGTACCATCATGATGTGGCTCAGCAACGCGAATACCAAACCAACGAATCTCATCACGGCCTAACTTGGCACGAATGCGCTGCCAAACTTTATTCAAATAGGTTTGCGCTTCACGTGGGCTCGCCCCGTTCCAATGTGGAATGAAACCGCCTTTCTTATAGCTATTATGATATTTCGATGGTGCTGTCAGCGTTAAGAACAAACCTTGTAGGCCAAGTTCATTGCCGATATCTTCACAACCACGACAACGAACCATTAATTCATGACGACGAATGGCAGGGTTCGACATGCTTTTCAATACCATGTCTTCCATTTCAACTTCTTCCCCAGTGGTCTCCTCTCTAAGTAGCTGACCCTGAATGAAATCCCAGTTCTTCTTTTGCTGAGCTTTATGTTCTTGAATGCAATCCCATGAAGCATAAGGTGATGCCTTCGCCGATACTTGCCCCATAGCAATTGCTAAGTGTTCGCGAATAATCTTACGAATGCGCTTTAAGCGTCTAAACCACCATTTTTCACAGCTCAGCTTAGAGATAAACGACATGATATTTTCAGGCGTTATCTTCTTGTCATCACTTGGCGTTTTTACCCCAAAGCTACGCACCAAAGAAACACACTGTTTGTAGACCATTAATGCTGCGATGTTCTCACCGTTCTCGGTTTCACATTCAATGACCTGAGTCAGTGCCGTTTGATAGCGAATCAAGATAGACACAATTTTAAATGCCATATCTCGCAGTTCATCTTCAACCAACTCGGCAATGATTTTGGAGCTAACCGGTTTACGATTTTTCTCGGCCTGTTCAAAATCGAAACTGGCTTGTTGGTTCACTTGCTTAAAGTTGTTTTGCTGAGGGCTGCTTTCGACATCGACAGCATCACTCAGCAAAGCAATCTTAGAAGTAGTAGGAAGTTGTTTGTATTGCTCTAGCACCAACAGAACACGCCTATGCGCAGGTACCATCTTTTCACGGATAAATGTATTAGCAGCAAAACGTCCTTGCTTCTTGAAGATCGAAACATAGCGATTGGCGAAATACTTAGTCAGGTAATGTGGAAGGCCAGAAAAGTGTCCAGATAGCCATTCTCGATCGGCTGGGTTTACTTCATATAATTTACGCTCAACAACGGAAAGATTTTCAGGCTCACGCTCGAGCATGGAGCGTGAAGACACAACGATGTCATTAGGGATTGGAGTAACAGTCTGATCACCGCCAACCCACTCAAGGAAGGCTTCATGTGATCGTTCTTGTTGCTGTTCATTAAATTCAATGCTGCTGATATCAACATCTTGATACCACGAAATAAGGCGCTCACCAGAAGTTTGAACCTTCTGAAGTGAGCGCCTGCTTTTCTTGGATGCGTAAGTTGATAAACTCATGCTGGGCGTAGGCTAGCTTCTTTTAATGCGGCCTGTATTTTCATGCAGCCACCTCGACAAATATCACTTCTGGTTTCTTCTTCTTTTCTTCTAACGTAGCCAGAATCTCTTTTACTTTGTCGTCATAAACACTCAAATACAGGTTTGCCCCAGCAAGGCTCCAAGCCGTTTGAACTCGCTGTTTCTTCCCAAAACCACAAAAGAAGCGATCACCAATTTTTATCGCTACTGCTTGTTTTTGCGCTTGCTTGTAAAAACTCATAAGCTGCTAAACTCCTGCGTATCCATGATCATGTGACCGCCAGTGTGATTACCTCTGATGATCACGCCTTTCAAAACGTGATGGCATTTGAACAACTCGCAAGCCGTATCAATCGCTGGCTCTCGTGATTCAAACTCACCCAGCAACACGTTCTTCACTTCGTTGGTTTCATCATGGCGAACAACACCGCCACCGCTATTCAGGGCAACTGCTACATAACTCAGCATCAGCAAGCCCCCACTGCCGATAAACAAAACTGCTCAAATTGATATAACGCTTCATCATCAAAGTGGCCTAAATCACGGAGGCCAAGCATTTCAAGAAATAGATGGCGGTTACTCATATCTAGGTTCGCCCAATGGTGAAGTTGCGAAACTTGTTCAATTGAACCGTTGCGGTACCAGCTTGGGAATGAATGGCCAAAGAACACACGGGCGCGATCGCTTTCCATTGCTTCTTTGATATCGGCCAACACTTCTTCTTGTGGGCGGTGGGTTTCGATCGGCTCTTGCTTCTTTGCGATAGCGTCAAGTTGAATCAAAACTTGGTGTTGCTGCTCTTGATTACTTGAATTAAAGCGCTCTGCAATTTGGTTAAAAGACTGACTAAATAGGTGTTTTTCAATATTGCTCATCATCAATTCCTCAAATTTTGAATATAAAAAACCCTCCCTCTTTAAATCAAAGAGGGATAAAGGGTGTAGGCAAAATGCCTAGTGGCTAGGTTGGCTTGGGTGTAACTGGGTTATGACCAGCGCGAAAGAACATCCTTTGCGTTGGCATCAATGCGGTTAATTTCACGTGAAAGGCGCATTTGTTCAGCGCGGCAATCACTCTTGGAATACTGAGCTTGTAACTCTTCACGCTTTGAGCGAAGTGGCTTTAACTGGCGCTCGCCAAGTTCTCTCCTTGTGCGCTGCAAGGCTGAAAGGCCACGTTGTTTTTGCTCGCGGTTTAAAGACCAACAAGGCAAATCAGGGCATGGGTTTTCTAGTGGTGGTACATTTACGATTGAAGGTTCTACTGTTGCAACTGACATACAAAATTCCTCTAACTTAAGCCGGGGATTGGTGCACCGTTAGCGATAAAGTCGACACCCATACTTAAAAATGGGGTTACGCCCGTAGTGCGGTTTTCTAACTGAGACATAAGCAAAACCAAATTACCGATAGCGGCTTGAGCTTTTGCAATGGCCTTACGTCTATCGCTTCTGTATAAGCGGTCTGCATTGCACATCTTCAATGCATCGCTAGACAGCTCACCAGACAGGACCGAATTTTCGAGAATGCGTTCAACGAACGTTTTTGATTCTTCTTCACTGGGCACTTTTGCCACGACTACACCTAAATCGGCCAGTACGGTGTTAATGATGGTGTAGTCGCCCGTTTCCTTGCTGATGATTGCCAAATCGACAGGCGTTAACTTGTATTGTTGCTCTGGGTTTAGCTTGCTGCGTAACACCGTTGCATTCAAACCGATTCGCTTAGCAAGCTTTTCAATATTGTGATTGAGTACAAAGTCACGACACGCAGCGTCAAAAGCATTCTGTTTACACTCACGTAATTCGCACATAGCTACTTTATTATTCATATACGACACTCTCTATAGGAAAGGCGGAACGAGAATGACGACCCAAGCGAACAAATGGAGCCAACTTGGGCAGAAATTCTTAGTCGGAATAAGGGCAGAAAAAGCCATGATTAGCCCAACTTCTCTAAGGCTTCACGAGATGCAATTTCCATCATGGCAATAACGTTAACCATAGGGATTTCATTTTTTGCCGCTTTAGGGCGAATGATTAGCTTGTTGTTTTCCATGTCTTTACGGAGTGTCGAAAGGGATACGCCTGAATAGCGAGAATACTCTTCAATACGCATATATGGGACAGGGGGCGATAGTGCAAATGACAACATAATGATATCCTTACAAGTTAATTTATTGAGAATCAGGCTTACTTGGTTAGCTGCCGTGGTTAAGCTTGAGTACAAGAAGATAATAGATCGCCAAACAGATTCTTGCAATAACCTTTAGCGCTCTACGTTGACTTATAGCAGGTTAAAGATGCCAAAACGAAAAATAACTGCCTTCAACTACCTTAGTGGCATTGAGTTTACTGAGAATTTAAAACATTTGACAAAGTGCAGAACTTTCTTGGAGCTAGCTGACGTTCTTGAAGTGCCAAAAGCAACATTTAGCACTTGGAATACACACAACCGAACTTCACATGAATTGATGGTGCGCTTGCATTTAGCTTTAGGCATTCCAATCGAAGAGCTTGCGCTCTCTGAAGAAGAACGAGCAAAGCTACCAAGCCACCAACCAAAAACAATTACAGAGCAGCCTTCAGTTCAAACAACGGCAGCAAGCACGAACCCACAGCATCAAACTGTGATTGTGAAGAGTTTGTGTTTAAGCGGTGGTAAGTTGATTGATACTGGTGAAATCCCGTACCCATTAAGAAGAATTAATAGTTTTAGCCTACAGAACGCAGATCTCATCGAACTAGAAACGAATGAAGCAATTATGCTGGTTGATAAGAACGATAACGATGCAGTAAGCGGAAGCTATCTAATCAGCATTGATGGTCGTCATTCAGTAAACCAAGTACAAAGATTGCCTGGTAAGAAGTTAGCCATTGTATTCAACGACAGCACAATGGAAGTCTCTGAAGAAGATATTGAAGTGGGCGGTCGAGTGGCAGTTGTGTTGGAGAAGGTGTAATGGAAGATAAGGAGCAGAGCGAGTTATTTCAGATACCATCTAATTTAGACAAGGCTCTTCATAGTGCAATAAAACCCTTTTTAGAAAAAGATATAAACTATGATAATTTATGGAATAAAGCGAAAAGCCTGCGCGAAATAGTTAACAGAGTTGAATTTGAAAAACTTTTAGAAGTTCTCGCTAACATAATTTCAAAGGATAGTTCTGATACTGATTGTCTTATTCATCATGAGTCAGCGGAAAAATCGCTAAAAACCATAAGTAAATTATCTAAAACCAATGGGGCCTCTGATTCACTAGAACTGAATAATCTAACAAAAGCTCTTAAAGATGTACTCGATTACACTCGCCCTCAATTTTTCTTTCAAGAATCGAAAGCTCTAACAAAAAAAATCCAACAAGCCGAAACTTCACTACTGGCCACGCTTAATGATCTAAAAATAGCACAAGAGGATTTAACAAAACTAGACTCTGAAACTGAACAACGAGTAATTGAAAAAACTCAGCGCTTAGTTGATGAGGCGCAACGCTCTATTCAAATTAGAGTTGATGATGGTAATGATAATATCCGGTCAACTCTTCAATCTGTTCGTGATGAATTCAATGTCCACACAGATCGAGCTGAAAACAAGTTAAATAAAATAGTTGCCAGCGCAGAACATAGGAGCCAAATCCATGCTTCTGATATTATTGAACTTTTTAAAATCCATGAAGAAGAATCAGCGAATCGAATTCAAATTCGAATTCAAAATGCGGAAGCCATCTCAGCTGATTTAACAAAAAAAATCAGTCAATCACAGCAAGACATAGAAGAACTAATCTCAGCGCAAAAATCAGATATCAAGAAGTTCTCACAAGAAACGAGAAATGAGGTTGTGGACAAAATTGACGGAGCTTCATCAAGTGGAATGATGGAAATTCAGCAAGCTCAAACGAGTGCACTATCTTCAATTGATGAAAAAGTTAGCCAAAATATCAGTTCTATTAACAAACGTATTGCTCAAGAAGTACAAGCTTTTGAAACCAAACGTAAGGATATGGATAAACTACTTGAAAAAGTCGGGCTTGCAAAAGACGCTGATGTAACAATTTCACAAGCAAATGCTGAAGAAGAAACAGCAAATAAGCTTAGAACTCGTGGGTTAATTGCAATGTATTGCTCCATTGTTGTTCTTGTTTTCTTCTTTGCTGACTATATTGGCCTATCTGCACTTTGGAGTGACACCCCACCAAAATCATTAAGCGACCTTACTCTTGAGGCATTTGCCATACGCTTTATGACGGTTCTACTTTTAAGTTCCCCTGCTATCTACATGTTAAAAGAATCTGCTGTTCACCGAGCAAAAGAAAATTTGTATCGCCAGCGTGGCACTCAACTTTTAACTATTCGTGGTTATCTTTCAGATCTGCCAGACAAAGAACGAACGGAAGTTAAACAAGAACTCGCTAAGAATTTCTTTAGCTTTCATGATGGAAAAACAGACACTCAAAATGTGCCTGATTTCATCCGAGATATGAAAGAAGCAGTAGGCATAGCCAAGTCGCTCAACGGGCAAACAAAAACAGTTTCACAACGTTTTGGGCGAAAGCCTAAGCAATAAAAACCAACAGTGAAACAACTCAACTCAGCTAGGTAAACGTAATGGATAAAAATGCATTAGTCGCTCTCGCAATACTTTTTCTACCTCTAATTTTGCTTATTATTTTTCGTTCAAAAAGCAAAAAAGCCCAGCAGGAACTTAACTCAAAGTTAGAGTTAACTGAAGAAGCCTTAAAAAGAGCAGAGGCAGATGTAAAAAGGCAAGCTTTTGAAAATGAAGATCTAAAGGCACAGTACTCTCCAATCATAGATATGGAAGCACACACAAAAGAACTGTTAAAAGATGCCGAAGAAAAGATTACACGCTCTAAAGCTGAAGTAGAGAGAACCATCGAAAAAGCCGAAAAGCTTGAAGAATCAGCGATTCTAAAAGTGTCAGAAGCTAAGCGTGAAGCTCAAAACATTAAAATGTCGGCTAATGATGAACGAATCAAAATTTTGGATGAAGCTAAGGTTGAGTCAAAAAACATAACAGCTGAAGCCCGTATAAAGCTAGTCAACTCAAAAGAAAAAGCAGAAGAGATCAAGTTAGAAGCTCGTGAAGAGGCAAGTAAAGTCATTAGTTATGCAGAAGCTCAAGCTAAAGGAATTGCTGGTGATGCATACGAGGCAAAAGCAAAAGCTGACTCTTATGAAACAGCTATTAAGGCGATGAAAAACACCATTGAAGGCTACAAAGACGATTACATTGTCCCTAACCAATCCGTTCTCGATGACCTTGCAGAAGAGTTCAGCTTCAAAGAAGCGGGCGAAGAGCTAAAAGCTGCACGTAGACGTGTAAAAGAAATGGTTAAAGATAACTATGCTGGTTCATGTGATTACGTTGAAGCTCATCGTAAGACTTATGCTATTCACTTTGCTGTTGATGCTTTCAACGGAAAAGTTGATAGTGCCCTTTCTAAAACAAAGCACGACAACTTTGGGAAAATCCAGCAAGGAATTATCGATGCTTTTGCTCTGGTAAACCACAATGGAGCGCCCTTCAGAAATGCTCGTATTAACCAAGAATTTTTAGATGCTCGCTTAACTGAATTAAAATGGGCTGTTGCAGCATTCGAGCTGAGAAAAATTGAAAAAGAAGAACAAGCGGCAATTAAAACTCAGATTCGAGAAGAAGAACGCGCTATCCGTGAAATGGAAAAAGCACGTAAAGAAGCAGAAAAAGAAGAAAAGATGCTGCAAAAAGCGCTAGATAAAGCACGAGCTGAATTAGGGCAAGCAAGCGAAGAGCAGAAAGCTGAATTCGAAGCTCAATTAGCGGAACTTGAAGGCAAACTACAAGAAGCAGAAGAAAGAGGTCAACGTGCCCTTTCGATGGCACAACAAACACGCCGTGGTCACGTTTACGTAATCAGTAACGTGGGTAGCTTCGGTGAAGAAGTATTTAAGATTGGTATGACTCGTCGTTTAGAACCAATGGATCGAGTAAAAGAACTAGGTGATGCATCAGTTCCATTCTCATTTGATGTACACGCCATGATTTACAGCGATGACGCCCCAACTCTTGAGAAAGAGCTTCATAGAAAATTCAACGAGCGCTCAGTTAACAAGATTAACCCACGTAAAGAGTTCTTCAGAACTACAGTAGCGGAAGTGAAGCAAGCCGTAGAGCAACAAGGTTTAAATGAAGTTCACTGGACCATGAAATCTGAAGCAGCTGAATATCGTGAAAGTATCGCTATTGAGAAAGAGCAACAAGCCGAAGCCGTGGCTTAAGAGCTCACAAGTATGAGCCTTATAGCTCAGAAGTGTAGAGCGTCTACTTGTAATCATACGCTTAAAATGAATAGTTTCACCTGAGGACCAAAAGTGAAAATTTTCCCAATAATCGATATTTCTAAACAAGATATAGATAACTACGAGCAAATGGGGACTAAGTCCAAGTTCTGGTATACCGATAAATCGAATGATAAAGAATACCTGTTTAAGTCGATACATACTGAGGACAAAAACCAAAACCCCATTATTCGCCACGGTGAAGACTGGGCAGAGAAAGTCGCGTGTGAATTGGCTGAACTTTTAGGTGTTCCACATGCTCAATATGACCTAGCAATCAATGGTGAAGAACGAGGAATCCGTAGTGAAAACTTTATCAATGAGGGTGATTCGTTAGTCTTTGGCAATCAGCTTATTGAGCATATTGTTATCAGCGTCCTTGGCGAGCAATTAGAAAAGGGGCAACGCTCTCAAACAATCTCTAGAATATTCGTTATCATGGAACAGTTGATTTCCAACCCTCCGGCAAACTGGAAAGTAACCGAAAATATAATCAGCGCTGCTGATGTATTTATCGGATACACAATGTTCGATGCTTGGATCTCAAACCAAGATAGGCACAACGAGAACTGGGCTGCAATTATTCACAAAGATGGTACCTTCACACTTTCACCATCTTTCGACCATGCAGCAAGTCTTGGCAGAAATGAAAGTGATGAGAAAAGAAAGCTAAGGCTTGAAACTAAAGATGCGGGCCAAAGTGTTACCACATATGTTGGAAAATGTAAGTCCTATTTTTATTTTGGTCATCAACGATTAAAAACGCTTCATGCATTTGTTTACCTTGCAGCAATGTCGCCAAACGCATCTCTTGAATGGCTAGACAAGTTAGAAGGTATTGCAGATACACAAATCTCAGATATACTCGACGCGATTCCTAAGGAGTCCATGAGTGACATATCAAAACAGTTCTGTTTAGCTATACTTAAAGAGAACAAGAAAAACCTCCTTAATATGAGGCCTGTAATTCTCAAAAATCAAGAGTTAAAAAGAGAGTACGATAATAAATGAAAAGTGTTTTTGTAACTTGGAAAGACATCAATGATGGTATGTGGTATCCAGTCGCTAAGCTGACTCGAGATCATGATGGCTATCGTCTGAATTATACCAAAGGAGCGAATCACGCAAACTTCATACCTTTCCCTCGCATGGTTGATATGGCGAAAGTGTATTTTTCTAACGATTTATTTTCATTCTTTCAAAATCGACTACTGCCAAAGAACCGCCCAGAATTTCGTAAGATGCTGAATTGGTCAGGTATGCACATCGAAGATTATGACGAACTAGATATGTTAAGTATTTCTGGCGGAGCGCGTAAAACAGATCAATTTCGAATTACTCCTCAGCCAGTTCAGACGAACGATAATACGTACAGCATCCGATTTTTTACTAGTGGTGTAAGCCATTTACCAGAAGAAAACATTGAACGAATCAAGCTCCTGAGAAGTGGTGATACACTATCCTTCGAATATGAAAACTCTAATGAGTTTGATTGCAATGCCGTATTAGTAACAACAATCGACAACCAGAAAGTAAAGGTTGGTTATTGCCCTAAATACTTTAACTGCGATGTGCGTGAGCTATTGGACGCTCCTGAACTAACCGAACACTCGTTGAAAGTTACTCAAGTAAACCTTAGTGCGCCAGCTCAATACAGGCTGCTATGTGAATTTTCAACGAAATGGCCTAGTGGGTTTACTCCATTAGTTTCTGAAGATTATCAACCATTTCAAAGTGAAGAATTGACTATAGCTATTTAAGCAATACTGTTTGAATACACGCATTTAAAACATTGCCTACAAAACTCGCCCGATTTACACTGTTTTTATAACCAGTATTTTTCGGGCTTTTTTATGTCTATTCGAAACCTTAAAGACGGCAGCAAGAAACCTTGGCTTTGCGAGTGCTACCCGCAAGGCCATAGCGGTAAACGTGTTCGTAAACGCTTCGCCACCAAAGGCGAAGCGAACAGCTATGAATTCTACTTAATGAAAGAAATAGACGACAAGCCGTGGTTAGGTGAAAAAACCGATCACCGCCGCCTGTCTGACTTGGTAGAGTTATGGTTTAAGCTTCATGGCCAAAACTTAAAGTCTGGCGAACATGCAAAAAACCGGATGCTCCACATTTGCAATGAATTGAACAACCCTATCGCTTCACATTTATCTTCGCGAGATTTCGCCCACTACCGATCAACCCGAACCAATAAAGGTCGGGGCCGTGAAGGTAGCCTTTCCATCAGCTCAAACAATGGTGATATTGCCTGGTTAAAGTCCATATTCAATAAGTTAATCAAACTCAAGGAATGGAAGTTACCTAACCCTGTTGATGGTGTAGAGCCCATTAAAAAAGCAGAATCTGAAGTTACTTTTTTAAGTGAAGAGCAGATCATGCACTTGTTTGAAGTTATTAAAGAAAGCAAAGTCAGTGAAGAGCTCACCGCCATTTTCAAGACTTGTTTAGCGACTGGGGCACGTATCAATGAGGTAGTCGAAATGAGAGGCAGCCAGTTGCTTAAGCACAAGCTGACTTTCACTAATACTAAAGGTAAAAGAAACCGAACCGTTCCAATATCGAATAAGCTTTACAAAGAGCTTCACAAGCCAACAAATGATAAGCTTTTTGATTGCGGTTATGGTGTGGCGCATAAGTGGTTAACAAAAGCCCTACCCGATTTACCAAAGGGTCAAGCAACTCATGTGTTGCGCCATACTTTCGCCAGCCATTTTATGATGAACGGTGGTAATATTTTAGTATTGCAGAATATTCTAGGGCATCAAAAAATTGAGCAAACCATGATTTATGCTCACTTTTCCCCGAACCATTTAAGTGATGCAATCACCTTTAACCCCGTCACTCAATACAGCCTATAACCCCCTCAAAAAGTGGCGATGAAATGGCGATAGAATTTATTAAGCATGGTTAAATACGGTTAACCATGACATTCACTAAATCAGCAAACCCCTGATAAATAAGCAATCATAAGGGTTTGCAAGAGGTATAAAAACAAATGAAAGTAATTAGCTTTAATATCAACGGCCTTAGAGCCCGCCTTCATCAACTGCAAGCGATTATCGACAAACACCAACCCGACGTGATTGGTCTTCAAGAGATTAAAGTGCACGATGAAGCCTTCCCGCTCGCTGATGTTGAAGCGATGGGGTACAAGGTTTACTTCCATGGCCAAAAAGCGCACTACGGTGTAGCTATGCTGTGTAAGCAAGAGCCTATCTCTGTGCAGAAGGGTTTTCCTACAGACAATGAAGACCATCAAAAGCGCATGATCATGGCGACTTTTGAAGACGAAAACGGTGAAAAAGTTACCGTGCTTAATGGCTACTTCCCTCAAGGGGATAATAACAAGCACGAGACTAAATACCCATACAAGCGTCAGTTTTACAAAGACTTGATGACGTACCTGAACGATTACCACAACAAAGATGAACAAGTGATCGTAATGGGCGACATTAATATCAGCCCTACCGATATTGATATCGGTATTGGTGAACCTAATGCGAAACGTTGGTTGAAAACAGGTAAGTGTTCTTTCCAACCAGAAGAGCGCGAATGGCTGAAAACACTGATGGATTGGGGCTTTGTGGATAGCTTCCGTTTACTACACCCTGAAGTAAACGACCAGTACTCATGGTTTGATTACCGATCGAAAGGTTTCGTGGACAACCGCGGCCTACGAATTGATGTAGTACTTGCGACTCAGAAACTTGCTGATAAATGTACTGAAGCAGGCATCGATTACGAACTGCGTGGTATTGAAAAGCCGTCTGACCACGCGCCAATTTGGTCGACGTTTAAGTAA